GTCTGTAATGGTGCAGGTGAATCAGTATGTTGTGCAACCATGTCACAACCTTCTGCAATCATAACCTTTGCAGCTTGAGCTTCTTTACCTGGATCGTACCATGTATTAACCCATACGATATCAATATCAACATCTGGATTAACCGACTTAGCACCTAAGTAATACGTGTTAATTTCACGAATAACTTCTGGTATTGGAAATGCACCAACATAACAAATTTTATTTGTTTTAGTCATCATACCAGCAATAACACCTTGTACATGTCTTGCTTGATATAATCTTAATCCATAGCTTGACATATTTTTAGATTGCTTATAACCTGTAGCATGTTCAAATTTTACATTTGGAAATTCTTTTGCTACTTTAAGCATAGGTTCCATATAACCAAAAGATGTTGCAAATATAATATCCGCTCCGCCTTTTGCCATAGCTCTAATTGCTCTTTCTGCATCAGGTCCATATTTTACACTTTCGATAAAGGTTGTTTCAACTTTATCACCAAAATGTTTTTCAATATCTTGTCTTCCAATATCATGTCTATAAGTCCATCCATGATCGCCTGTTGGGCCAACATAGATAAAACCTACTTTTGTTTTATCAGCAAATGCCGAAAAACAAAACAAAAATGCCAGTGTCGCCACTGCCGCGATGGTCTTCATATTCATTATTATCTCCTGTTATCGTACTCTAGAAACAGAGCCGTTTGGTTTTGCTAGGAATGCTTCAAAGGAAACATCCGGGTAGTCTTTTTGTAACGATAAAAACATTTTTAAATTAGACATAGCATCGTCAAATAATCTTATTCTTTTATATATTTTCTGATCTAAGTATTTTTTAAAAATAATCTTTTTATTATCTGCAGCTGGTCCTGAACCTAAGTTGCCAGCTCTTTCAACATAGATTTTATCTATGTCAATTCTTTGATTTCTAAATGTATCTAGGAATGTTTTCTTATTATCAAAGTTAGGTCTTGCTGTTACAATAATAACTTTAGATCCTGCCTTTGTGGCGTTCTTAAGTATTACTCTAACTTTGTTAATCATTCTTGCAATTGGCGTGGACGTCCGCTTAAATACCTCGGCGTTTTTGAATTCGCCGAAGTCGTAATCTTCACCAGGTTTTTTCTTATACGTGTTAAATTCTTGGTTATCCAATTTTTTAACGATTTTGCCATTTTTTACTACATGCACTTTAGCTTTAGTTATAAACATAGTTTCATCTATGTCAAATATAGTTAAACCTTTTCCTGCAGCCTCTTCTAAATATGTTTTAAAATTAATCATTATAGTTATTATACCATAGTTTTTTGCAAAAGTAAAGGATTATTTTACTTTTTTTTATCTATTATTAGTTGTATATATTTTATTAATGTAATCTTCAAACTCTTCAACTTTTTTTAGTCTATTAGGCCAGAGAATATATTCTTTTTCTGGATTCTTTTTAAGATTGTTAAGCAAGGGGATTATTGCATTATAAAGATTGTCGAGTGTATCTTGCTTAGATGTCAATAGATGCTGTTTGTCATTAACAGTATCTTTTGTTTTCTTTACTACATCTAACTCATCTTCAGTTACAGCAGTAAATCCAAAATCAAAATCTAAATCAGACATTAACTGCTCTCATCCTTTTAACAAGTCTACCAGCTCTATTAGGAACTTGTCTATACCACGCAGAGTCTATCATTTCGTCTGCAGCTTTATTCCAATCTTGAGAATCAACACCAGCTTTCATACCTTTGAACTTTGAAAGTCTAGGTCTTCCCATATTAAACATCATATTAGCAATAATTAGTTGGACTTCTTCTGGCAAGACATTAAATCCGTAATATAATTGCTCACAATCTGCGAGCACGGTTTGGACGTCTGAATTGAAGGCTTCAATGACTCGATCTTCTGAGACAGCAGTTCCAATTTCTTGTCCGTGTTCTGGATCAGAATCAATAACCAAATGCCCAATCCCAAAAGTGGCATAACCCAAGTGATCGTTGTAAATTTCATATTTAACTCCTTCATCCAATTCAAGTTCTTTTCTTAATACATCTATATTCATATTATATCTCCTTATAAAATACTATTTATAATAAAAAAGGCGAGCACCGCCCGCCTAATTTACTTTGATTTTTTACGATACTACCATCTTTCGTATTCTTTGGAAGTCTTATCATTTAATTGCATAATGATATGCTTTATATCTGCGTCTCTTCCGTAGAAACCAAGCTGTTGAAGTTCTCTTGCTACTTGAGCATTTGCAGCCATTTGTCTACCTACTATGATAGCTCTTAATGTCTTTTTAAATGCGTTAGCAATAGATTCACATACTTGACATGTGATGTTGTAAGTTGTAGTTAAAGTTGTCATTTGATTTTCCTCGTTAATTAATTGTAATTTTACGAGGTCGCTTCTCTTCTGGTAGGACTACCTTTAATTGAACAGATAGTATTCCATCCTGAATGTCTGCACCGTCTACTTCCGTGTATTCGGACAGTCTAAATGATCTTGAAAACTTTCGAGCACTAATACCTTTATGGACATACGCGTCTTGTTCTCTACGCTTAGGTCTATTACCAGTAATGTTCATAACGTGATCTTTTACTTCAATATCGATATGATCTTTCTTAAAGCCGGCTACAGCCATCTCAATTTCATATGTCATATTGCTGTGTTTAACAACGTTATATGGTGGATAAGTATCCTTCGCGTGTGAATGAATATTTTCCAGTTGATCAAAAATGTGATCGAAACCCAAGAAAGCGTTTCTCGGGTAAATAAAGTTCTTAGTCATAATTGCCTCCTATTGACTAGCAAGGTTAAACGAGACCCGTTTATCGGCGCCTCTATAATATATATAGTATCTACTTTCTTAATTTAAACCAGTAGATCCAAATTTTTTTTCATAAGCTATATGAAATTTTTCTTCTCTTACCCAAGCTTCTTGATTGTACCATATTCTTTTAAAATAATTATCATAACAAGCCAAAGCAGTTTCTTCAGTGACGTCTAAATGACCTTTCACTAAGAAGAATATTCTATATGCTTCTTTAATTTTATTTTGTTCCATTACCAATATTATACTTTGGACATAATTCCCATTCATCTTTATCTTTAAATGAGATTATTTTAATTTGTCTTAATGGTGCTATTGGCCGTAATTGTTCTTTATTTTCTACAGTCAATAGACCCCAATCACTCATTAATGTTGCTATAGTATTTCTACGTCCAACATCATTCTCTTCAAGATTAGATTTTTTTCCATCTAATAAAAAGAGTTCTTTAAAGTGCACAATAAAGTATCTGCCTTGTTTGTGCAATATATGACATGACTGATAAAGCTTATTATCTTTACGTGATGCCACACCTATTCGAGTAAGTGTTTCTCTTATTTTAAGAAAATCGTCCGGCTCGTTTAATGTAACCTCTAGCATATTCGCTGGGTTCCATTCTACAATGTTATTTTCTTCCACCTTGTGCCACCTTATTTTTCAATTCGTTTATATGATCAGTGGATAGGAGAGTTAAAATTTGTCGGGCCTTTTCGTTGCTATAGCCATAATATTTCTTAACCACATCCAAGTCACTAATTTGTTCAGGTTTGAACCATTTAGAAAACCTTTTACGTTTTCTAATTATATTTATAAAAAAATCAAATTGAAGGCGGTTATCGATATGATGATTACGATTCATCTCGTTTGCAGCTAATACTGTATCTGGAAAGTAAGATAGCTGTCTGTTGATCATGTATGACGAATATGCTTTTTCAGCAATATCGTCAATCATGATATCTTTCTTAGTGTAATTTATAGCATTTGAATATTCAAAAGGATTCATTATATGTCCTATGCACTTTTAAGAGGAGCCCAACTTTCTACACCACCAACATAATTTTCATAATCAATTTCTTTTTCTATGTGTTTTTTGGTAAGTTCTAAAGTTGGAAATTTATTTAAATGAATATTGTTTAAATAAAGTTGAGGTACTGTTCTATGGCCTTGTTCTTTTAAGAATTCTTTAGCAAACATATCATAGCTAACATTTACTTCTCTATATTTAAAATCCCATTCAGAAAGTTTTTTCTTTAATATATGACAATAGTTACAGTCATCTTGAGTGTATAGTGTTAAGTTAGTTGAATTGGACATCTGACATTACCTCCGTTAAACATGCTACCACATTAAGTTCGTGATCAGCAACAAATGCATTTTTGTATTGATAGTCTGCAAGCAATAGTACAAGTTGCGGGATTGATTGTGGAGCAACCTTATCGATCATTCTGTCATAAATAGCTCTAAAAATAGCGCTTGCATCTGTATCTATATTGTTTACTACCCAAGATCTCATACTTTTGAAATTTTTATTTTTTAAATGAGAGAACAGATCATCAAAGTTCTTATCTTGAAGATTAGCTACAACGCCTGAGTCAATACGACCATTAATAGAATATCTTTGTAATTCAGTTAATACTCTACGCCAATCAGGTGCAAATTTCATTATAAGTTCAGCCAAAGGCTTGTCGTCATATTCAATTTTTTCATTATCTAAAATAGTTTTACATCTAGCCATAAATGATTCACACAATTCAATCATAGATTTTTTAGATGTGTTAAATTCATATACACCACATCGTGAATGTAATGGCTCGATAATTCTGTTTTTAAAGTTACAAGTAAGAATAAATCTGCAGTTATTGGAAAACTCTTCTATAAAACCGCGTAACGCTGGTTGTGTAGATTGTGGATTGAGATAGTCGGCTTCATCTAGTATAACAACTTTATAACCACCTTGTAATGAAACAGATGATGCAAATTGTTTTATCTTAGTTCTTAACGTATCAATATTACCTTCCTCAGAACCGTTGATAAGAATAAAATCGCAACCGAGCTCGTTACATAGAGCTCGGGCGACTGTGGTCTTACCTAAGCCGGCGGTACCAGTGAACAACATATTAGGAAGTTCACCACCGTCGACTATCTTTTGGAAGGTTAATTTTAAAGATTCAGGTAAGATCGTATCTGATACAATCTTAGGCCGGTACTTTTCAACCCATAGAAAGTCAGTACTCATTACTTCTTTTCTTCTGGTTTTTTATCACTAGTATCATTCATCGCATCTTCTTGTTGAAGTGCTTCACATATTTGAATGATTTGAATACACTGGTCTCTTAAACCACCGATGGTCGAAAGCTCTTCACCTTTGAATCCACCTCTTTGTGTAACAGCATCTACAACTGCTACAGTACTTCTACTTGCTTTATTGGCAAGTTCTTTTAATTGTTTTAAATTTTCTGACATGTCATTATGCTCCGTATGTTGAAGATTTTTCAAGTGCAATCCAGTATTTCAAAGGAAGTTCTTTGTTCTTAAATTGCGTTATTAGTTTAGAAGATATTTCTACTTCATAATCACCTGGTAGGATCTTAAGATTAGAAATACTTATTATAAAGTTAAATACAGCGTCCTGTTTAAACTCACCGTCTATATCAATAGAGAAAGCATTTGATGTTGCATTTTGCTTTTCAACAATTGACAAACTTAATACACCATCTTTTGCTTGTATTGATACTTCACTATGACCTAATGTTGATGCAGCTTTTTTTAGTCTATTAAGTGTATCATTATCTAATACAAACTTAACATCAGCTTCTGGCATAGTAACATCTTTTGTAGGTGCCGTTAGTGTTTCTTCAGCAGCATAGAAATATTTTACTTTAGATCTACCTGATGAATCGGAAACAATAACAAAGTCATCTTCAAATTTTAAGCTTGGAGTATCGACTAATCCCATTACTCCAATAAATTCATTTAAATCGTATATGCCGAAATCTTTTTCAAAACTTTCGGTGACATCGGCAGTTGCCACCACGTTCCTTGCTTCACTAATAGTTTTAATATTCGATCCAGTTTTAATCAATATATTTTGATTAATCCCTGAAAAGTTTCTTAAAACCTGTAAAGTGTTTTCACTTAATTCCATAATTAATAACCTTCCTTTTTGATTTTATAATAGTATTATACCATAGTTTTATGTAAATGTACACAGTTAATTTCATTTAATTTTTTATCTTAGAAAAATTTCTATCTTTAATAAACTCGATCTTGGATTCAAACTTACCATCTAATATATCTCCTTTGTGTGATATAATAAATGTATTACTATTTGCATCCATCATGGATAATATTTTTAATAAGTTTTCAATACCATCATGATCGAGTGATGAATCAAATGTTTCATCAAGTACCAATAAGTTAGTTGATACTGAATTTTTCATTTTAGCAATTTGTCTCCATGTAAACAATAAAGATAAATCGATTCTTTGTTTTTCACCTTCACTAAAAGAATCATAAGTAAAATCATCTCTATGTCTTGACTTTATCGTTTCATTAAAATTTTCATCTAAGTTAAAAGAAACAAAGAAATCCAGAGTTTGCAAGAATTGGTTAACAAGTTTATTAATAGTCGGTAAGTACTGTTTAATAATCTTTGTCTTAATACCAGTATCTCTTAACATTTCAGCAATAACATTGTTATAACCAAACTGTTCATTTAACTTAAGCTTCTCTTCAAATAAACTTTCTTTATCATTATTCATAGTTTCTAAATCGTTACGTGCACCAGTTAAATCGGCTGACACTTCACTTTCTAAATACTTTTGTAATTCATCGTTGTTTTGTGTTACTGAAACAATCTCTCTGTTGTTTGCATTAATCGTATCTGTTTTTTCTTTTATGTCTTTAATAATTTCTTCTAATGCTAATATATCTGTATCAATAGAACTACCGTTTTGTTCTACTACACTTAAAGATGATTGTACCTTATGTGCTTCGTTTCTTGTTTCTAAAATAAGTTTGTCTTTATTAGCTATAGGTTGATCACATGTAGGGCACTCATCATTCTTTTCTAAAAACATACCACGTTTTGCAACTGATTTCATTTCTTGTTTTATAGTAGCAATTTCACCAATAACTTTATTCTTTTGTGTTTGCAGTTCTTTTAATTCATCAATAGCTGTACTGGATTCAAGTGCTAAACTTAATTCACTATTTTGTTTTTGAAGTACTTTTATTCTTTCTCTTCCAGTTGCAACTTGAGTTTCATATTTGTTTTTATTCTCTTGTGTAAGAGCAGCAATATCACGAATGTATTTTGCTTGTTGTTCTATTTTACTTTTTACAATATTAGTATCATTACTTATTCTAGTAATGCTTTCTTTTAATATAGAATTTCTTTCTCTTATGATAAGATTCATCTTAGAAAAAATATTAATATCCAGAAGATCTTCGATAACATTTCTACGATGGCCTGCATTAAGCTGCATGAAAGGTATAAAAGAAGAGGAGCCTAAAACTACAACTTGATGAAAGCTTTTATGATTAAGTTTCAGTATATTTTGTTCGAGGATCTTCTGGTATTCTAGAGAATGGGAAGACTGGTTAATCATTGTACCATCTTTCCATATTTCAAATATGTTTGGTTTTATGCCTCTTAAAATTCTAAACTGCGCTGAACCTACAGAAAATTCTACTTCAACAACTGCTTGCTTTTGATTAATAGAATTGACTAATTGATTCTTCATAATTTTACGATGTGGTTTACCAAACAATGCAAATGATATAGCATCTAACATAGTAGATTTACCTGCACCATTATGACCAACAATAAGCGTTGACTTATCTTTATTCAAAGGTATCTCAGTAAAATAATTTCCTGAAGATAAAAAGTTTTTATATTTTATAGATTTAAAATTTATCATGCTATTTCAAGTGCCTGCGCTTCCGTCATCAATTCTCTCATTTGGATCTTAATCTTACTCTTATCTAAATCCGTATCTACTGCTTCAACATATGAATCAACTATTTCAGCCGTATCTTCAAAGTTCATATCTTCGTCTTCAACATTTTGACCCATAAACTCATTAAAGTTTTCTGCTATCTTTAATTCATAGATATCTTGATTCTGAATATTATCAATAAACCTATCAAACGTAAATGGATCAGTTTTTTCTGCTACAACAACCTTAACAAATTTTTTAGATAAATTTTTATTATAATTATTATAACACACTTCTTTGTCATTGTACACTATTTTTTCAAATAAAGTGTAAGTATTTTGTATTTTTTCTATTTGTCTTGTTTCAGTATCAAGAATATGAAAATACTTTGTGTCATGTGCGTCAGACCAAAAGAATTCCATAGGACTACCTAAGTACCATATGTTATCTTTTTTAGAAGATGTGTGGTAATGTCCAGATAATACTTGTTCAAACTTCTCAAATAGTTTTGGATCCATACCATCGTGCGCCATAATACCTCTACCAATTTCAAAGTTAGCTAATTCAAGATGAGAACCCAACCAGTCTGCTTTGCAGTCTCTAATAAAGTTCATTGATTGGTCGTAGTTATCTGCGCATATCCATGGGAGCAATCCCATACTTAAAGAACCATATTGCATAACAGTTGGTTCCATAACTATATGAATCTCATTCATATAATGGCCTAAGCATTCTTTTAGTGAATTTAATTCATTAGTATTTTTATAATACGTATCATGGTTACCAGGTATAATATCCATAACCATATTTTTTTTTCTTAAAGGTTCTAGAAACACTCTTCTATTTTGGTTAAGTGCTTTAAAGTTTACAAACTTACGATGATCATAATAATCACCTAGATGCAATATTTGTTTTACTCCACGTTTTTCACATTCCGGAAAAAATATATTTGTATAAAAGTCTTCTGCATTATCTAAAAATATTTCTGAAGAGTTTCTAATTCCACAATGTGTATCATTGAGTATTGCTAGTTTCATTCGTTATTCTCTTTCTTAAATCACTTGTACTGAACCTATGTTCTCTTTTATTAAAGTACAATTCTATATCACGTGCTTTACAAATATCTCTACCTGTAAAGTCTTTTTCTCTATATTCTTCACCTAGTATACGTACATCTATATTTCTCATAGAAAGTATATCTACAAGATCAGATTCATACATATATGGAATAACTTCATCTACAAATTTAACTGCAGATAATTGTGTATATCTTTCAACTATTGTTTGAACGGGTTTGTTTTTTTCTATTCTATCAATTGAAGGATCAATTTGTAAAGCGCATATTAAATATTCGCATTGGCCTTTTGCTTCTCTTAACATCTCAACATGACCAGCATGTAATAGATCAAATGTCGAAGCAGTAATACCTACCTTCATAACATGAACTCACTTAAGTCTGAATCTGCTAATTTAGTTTTACGTTTCTTTTTTTCTTTCTTAACTATTTCTTTTACTTCATTATCTGTATTACGTACTCTTGCAATTCTGTCTTTAAGAGTATCAACAAAATGCGCTGCTTGGCCTGCTGCTACAGATTCAGTACCAGTATCAATAAAGCTCTCGATACCAGATTTAGCTAAGTATTTTAATTTAATTTCTTGTTGTTTTTTTTCTTTTGAAATTCTTCTTAAAAATGCATACCATGTTATCTGAGTAAAATATGCAAATGCATTTGGTTTACCAGTTCTAGTAGCTGCTTCTAAGTTATAGTTACTAATTGCTTTCAAACAGTTTTCAACTGCATCCATAACCATTTCTTCTCTGTATGTATATCTTATAAAGTTACCTTTATGTGATAAACCTTCAGCTATTTTTAAGAAACATTGTGCCACATAATCTGGAACTGTTGGAATTTTAGTTTCGTCTTTTCTTGCAATTACAACTCTTTCAACATATTCGACCACTGCAGTAGAAAAGTCAGAATTGTTAACGTAATGTATGCTTTTTTTGCGTGCCATTGTTATAACCTTTATTTTATAGTATTATTATACACTGATTTTACGTAAATGTACACTGTTTAATTTGTCTCTTAATTAAAAATATAATGGTGTACATTTGTTAAAAAGTATGGTATAATAAAAGAGTATACGGGGAGAAGGGGAATATACCTTAGTGAAAGGTCTTCCGTGGTCTAAATTTAATTATCTTACCACTATCAGAATCTAAAGAAGATGGAGCTTCTTCAGTTGCACCGTACTTATTGTATAAGAAATCATCCATTTCATCATCAGTTAATTCTCTTAATTCATCCTGTATTTCGTCTAGATTAGCATATGCTGTTGTTTTATTATTTCTTTTCACATCATCAGATATTCGAGTTATACATCTATTATAATGTTTTAGTATATCTTTAGATGGATTGGTTGTTACTATTATATGTGCTGAATTTAAAGTTTGTAAAGAAGTAGGATCATCTTGAAAAGACATCCAAGGTCTAAAACAAAAGAACCTCCAACCTTTTTGATAATCTTCTACGCCAATTACTCTTAAAGCTCGTTTAACTAAAACATCACCAGCTTCATCACCGGTGTCCCAGTCAACAACTTCACAAATTATTTCTTCATTATTAGTTAATTTAAATTGTTTTATATTCATAAATTCACTCTATAAGTTTTATGGTTAAATTTTTCTCTACCGTAAATTCTTAATCTTTCATCAGCATGTAATATACCAAAATTTTTCTTTGTCTTCCATGTTATGTCATCAATGATGTCGTAAAGAGTTGCATCTTTATTATCATCTGTCTTTCTTAAACCTCTACCAATACTTTGCAAAACTCTTATCTGTGACTTAGATGGTGATGCAAAGACAATATTATGTAGGTTCCTAATATTTATACCTGTACTAAACGTACCGAGAGACGCTACTGTTATTGAATTTTTTTGTTTTTCTACTATTGCTCTTATGGCTTCTCTGTCAGTAGCAGCTGTTTCGCCGGATACAAAAAAAGTCTTGCGACTTTCTTCTACTTCGTCTTTAATAAGATTGTATAATGGTTTGCCATGTTTTTCTACATAGTTATATAATACTAATGTATTACCTTTTAAATCAAGTGTAAGATTTTTAATGAATGTATTTCGTTTACTGTTAGTAACAATAAATTCTATTTCTTCTTGGTATGTTTTTTTACCAAAATCTTTCTTAATATTTTCGCCATGATCTAATATTATTCTGCGTATTGTAAGTTTAGCGAGTGTGTCATTATCTTGTAATTCTCTTGTGCTTGTAACTCTATGTACTTTACCAAACAATCCTTGTAATACTAATTCGTGTGTTAGCGCACCATCTAATGTTCCTGTCGTACCAAATCTGTATTCAGCTTCTATACATTTATTCATAATAGTTGTTAATGATTTAGATTTAAATCCGTGACACTCGTCACCAAAGACTGTACCAAATCTACTAAACCATTCTGGCAGAAATCTGTATATAGATTGCCACGTGCTTATTATAACTCTTTTATCTGTGTTCTTATCTTTACCTGAATATATTCTATGGCAGTGTGCTTCTACATTATATCCATAGGTTTTAAAATCATTATACATCTGTTCAACTAATGATGTAGTTGGTACAATAATTAATACATCATTATCAAACGACGTTAACATATATCGCATAAGAACATAAATGATTAGTGATTTACCAGAACCAGTAGGAGATAACAATATAGCGTTTTTCTTTTGTATACCTGTACACACTGCATCAAACTGATAATCTCTTATTTTAAACGGTAGCTTTAATGCATCTACAAACTTCATCATAAATTCTGGATTTATTTTATTACCTTCATTAGGACTACCATAATCTGATTCCATTATCTCAACTTCGTATTCACGGCTTTCGGCAAATGATAGTATTTGCGGAAATAAACCTGCAGAGATTTCACCAGTTATCTGATTAAATAATCTTATTTTTCCATCCCATAGCCTGTTACGAAATGCAGGCATAAATTTATATCCTGGTACAAAAAAAGAAAAAAACTCTCTTAACTCTGCGCCTACGCCCCTATCACAGTCTACGTGTATGACAGAATGATTTAGTTTCCTGACTCGAATTGTTTCCATTTAATCATATTCGCTATAGTTTGGTGTCTCCACTTTAAGTTATCGATAATTTCAGATAAAGTGTCAACAACGGTTTTCCAGTATTGGATTCTTTCTTCTGATTTCTGTATTTCTGGATCGCTATCATAATAGTAATCCATTTCTCCTTTTAACACTTTAAGACCATCAAACGGATCCGGCACCCAGCCTTTTTCTTCTATACTTTTCTGGTCCATCTTACCATTGTAATATAACCATTTATCTTTTAAAAGTTTCTTTTGTTCAAATTCTGCTCGTCTTAATTCTAATTTAGCTGTAGACCAAATTTGTAAGTATTTTGCATGTAGGGTTGGAGTGTTTCTAGAAGTTTCGTCTAATTGTGCATTACTAATAATGCTGTCGGTTTGCCACATTTCGTGGACTTTTTTCAAGTCTATCATTATCTCTCCAATAATATATATTAACCGGTTACAGTACCAGTTACGTCAAATGAATCTGTTATTGCACCAGTAGTTGGATTAATTGTTTTAATATCAAAATAAGTAAATCTAAACGAAGCACCAAATGTCAAGAAAGATTCAGCACCACTTGTAGCTTGAAACTGAATATCAGTTAATGCTGTTGGTATACTATCTCTATATATAATTTGTGCTATTGCATTGTTAGAACTATTTAATATTGATAACGTTATATCAGACATTGCAGGTATCGCATTTGCGTTATTAAATCTATCAAGTGCTGTTACGTTATCTTGATCAAGATTTCTTCTCATCCAGTTGTGCATTTCTGTATAAGTTTTCATATCTTCATCAATGATTATATTTGCCAACATTTCATTATAAGTAAGTTTGTCACCTATAAATGGAATTGCTGCTATTTTCTTATAGCCAAGATCTGCCGTATTCATAATTACACCAGCGTGGGTGAAATCTTGACAGAAGAACTCTAAGTTCGGATAATTTTTTCTATCTATTACTAACTTAAATCCAGTTGGTTGTAGATAGTTAAAGTTTGTAGTTAATGCCATAATTGTATTTATATGAAAAAAAGAGGGACTTTCGTCCCTCTTCTAATATTAATTTAAAGTACTAAGACTAAGCACCTAGAATATTGTCAACTCTGAATATTCTGTAGTACTGGTTAGTCTTAACTGCGGCTAGGCCATCAGCAGGTGTAGCACCTACAAATGGGTTAGATGCCATTCCATATCTGGTTTTAAAACCAATTTTTGGTTGGAATGTATCTTCACCAACAGCACGTACCATTGTTAATGGAACGTATGGGCAATAGAATAGACCAGCATCGTATGGGTTAGTTCCCTTATATCCAACTGTTACATAGTTTTGTACAGCATATGGATCGATGTAGACTCTTGTTCTACCATTTAAAGTACCAGCAAAAGTATTACCTGTGTCATCAACATTTAAGTTTGTTGACATTGCAGGTGTATAGTCTAACATACCAGCTGCAGAAAGTGCAGATGCTACATCAGATGAACACACGATAAAGTTTCCTTTACCTCTACGTGTCTCGATTGCAATTCTATTACATTCTCTTTCGATCTGTAATACAAGTCCTTTAAACTTTTCAACTGACCATCTACCATCTGCATCTGTCTGAACGTTAAAAATACCGTTAATAGCAGTGTTAGATTGTAGAGCACCAGTTTTAGCTTGAGAGTTAATAGTTCTAATAACTTCTCTATTGATTTCAGCTAAGATTTCTGTTGACAAGATGTTTGCCAATTCTGTCTCAGCGTCTAGACCATGAATAGCTTTAAGGTCTTGAGCTAATTCTAAGCTGTATTCAGCTTTTAATGCTCTTGACTTAGCAGTCACAGTTGCTTTTTCAATAGTGAAACCCATCTCATTAAAAGTACTACCAGTAGATGCGCCAAGTTCTTCAGCGTCTACAGTTGGCATACCACCAGCTGCAAGAGCTGTAAGTCTGTCGTCATCTATTGTGCCAACATCTGCAGGCTCTGAGCCACTTTGTGAGTCTCTTAGACCTGATACGTTATCAGAATCATGAGTACCAGCACTGTCTCCAGAAAAGCGTGTTTCAGCTTCGTTGAATAATGCTTCTCTATTTGATGTTGAACCACCACCGTATCTTGACTTCATTGCGAAGATAAGACCAGTTGGGCCAGACATTGGTTGTACACCACAGATGTCGTATGCCATTAAGTTAGGCATAGCACGTCTTACTAGTGCGATTAATACTGGATTCCAGTTTGCTACTGAACCAACATTGTTACCTGGAGCTGCTTCTGTAATCATTCCTTCTTCTTTAAGAGCGATTTCCTGATTCTCAAGTACTGCAGCTGTTACAGCTTTTTTATGATGATCTGCAATAGTACCAGCTGACTCTTCGTTCAGTACTGGTGCCCATTTTTCGATCAATCTATCGTATGATTGTGTCATTTAAGACTCCCTATTTATTTGCAGTTTTCTTTATTGCTTTAAGATATTGATCCATTGAACCTGATGACTCTACAATTGGAGCGTCATCATCTTCAACAATCTCATCTTGAGTTTTAGTTGTCTTAGCAAAATATGATTCTTTTAACTGAGCTACTTTCTGTGCGAAAGTTTCTTCGTCATCAAAATCAACGTTTTCTGCTAAACCTTTTAGCTTTTCGACTTGAGTTTCAGCTAAATCTTTGGTTGCCTCTCTAATGATAGACTCCCTCTTATATAACTCTAACTCTTCAGCCATTGATACGGACTTTGCGATTGTGTCATTGAGTTGTGTCTCAAGTTCATCAACATTGTCTGCGAGTTCGTCAACCACGTCAACTTTATCCTCTGGCACCTGAATGTGAGACTCAGTGAATAGATCTTTTAACTTATTCATAAAATCTTCAGCGATTTCAGTTCTTAAACCATTTTGGATTGCTAACTTGTTGTCTTCCATCCAGCCTTCAACTACGTAGTTTAGGTAGCTGTCTACTTTCTCCACAAGTTCCTTTTTAGTACTTTCAACTTCTTCTGAAAGTTCTTCGTTGTACTTCTCTTCTAGTCTGTCAATCTCAAAATTTATTTTTGAATTGATTGCAGCTTCAAAGATAGTCTCTGCTTTCTGCTTGAATTCTTCAGACAGTGTAGCTTCTTCGTTAACAAGTGCTTTAAGATCGTCTTTAAAATCAACTTCAACCTGAACTTGATCTTGATCTTGATCCTCAACAAGTTGGTCTTCGTTACTTACGTAACTTTCGCCTTTAAACATTGCAGATAAACCTGCTTTGTCCATTCCTTGCATTTTACCAACCATTGCAGCAATAATTCCTGCTTTAGTTTTTGGCATTGGATCTTGCTTAGTGTTATCACCTTTACGCTTTGGGGCGCTTCCAGTGGCATCACCTGCCTTGTCGACTGCAGCTATTGACTGAGCTTCAGCATTCTTAGGATCGTGAGCTTCCACAACTTCGTCAGTTACTTCGTCATGGAGTTCTTCTTCCTGATTTTCGATAATTTCTTTATCAGTCATTTTAGACTCCTATTTATTATTTTTGAGTAACGAGAGGAAATTCTTAAACTCACGAACTTGTGTCTCATAGAGATCAGCGCGCGGAGCTTTCTTAATTTCAGTCTCCATTCTTTCAATTGTTTGTGCTTCTATAATGCCGTTATTCCAAACCCATTCTACCCCTTCCATAATCCCATTAACAAATGCGCTAGGAGCGGATGGATCTTGCACGATGTCTACCGCGTTTAGAATATAATCGTCATTGACGACTGCAACGCCATTACGCTGGCTCAAACTTCCCATACCACGAGTCGATACACCAAATTGAACTTCGCCATCAAGTAAGCCTTTAACAACTTCTCCCATAGGGGTGTTCAGTATCGATGCTTTGCCCACAATATCATTACCCTGAAATTTTAATTCAGTGATCTTGTGGGAAACCTTATCTAAGTTAACAGTTGGTCCTTCCGGATGATTTAACTCTCCAACTGCTCTACCTTTAGTAACCTGATCGTTATTATATTTACCAAGTGCTTTTTCCATCACTGGCATTGGATATATACGTCCGTTACGATTCTTTGTTTCTGCTTGCGCAAATACACCTTCAATAGCATAATTTTTTTTACCAGTCTTTTTATCTTCAGTAATTAAAAATTCTATTTTATTTTCTGCAAATTCTGATATTAATTTCATATTAACCTCTTGGGTATGCTATTTTAGTAAAATGTGTTGTTGTAGTACCTGCATGTACTTCGTCACCTGCAGCTTTATGTAATACAAAAGCTTGGTTTTCGTGTACTTGCATTGTAGCACTAGTTGTAACATTAGTGATTAAGTCATCTGCAGTCGCACAAACATAAACTGTTTGGGCATTGCCTACAGTAGTTTTATTACTGCTTCCGTTTGCAGTAACTTTGGCCGCTAAAGGTCTAATTTCCATTATTTCATTCCTTTATATTGTTTCATAAATTCAGTTGCAGCCTTCTCGGCTTCTCTCTGAGTATTGTAAACGTCTAACCTATCACCATCAATATAAGCAACAAACTTATTCTTTTCGTTATTAACTCTAACAGAAACTCTATTAATCTTTTTATCAAAGACAACTTTACCAATAGGTTTTCTTCCAGTTAATTCTCTTAATTGTGAAAAAGTGTACATGTTAATTATATTTATACTTTCTGTGTTTTACACCTCAGCTTCGTCTTCAAGCTCTTCATCTTCCTCAGTCTCGTCTTCAGACTCTTCTTCTTCAGATTCATCATCGAGTATTTCTTCGTCTTCTTCAGACTCTTCTTCAGCATCATTATAAACTTGGTCAGCCATTCTAATTTTTTCTTGATCTAATAAGTCAGACATTTTAATAGTCATAACTTCACCAAATGTTTTATTAGCGTTATTGTAATCTTTTTCCAAAGCGGATCTTATCAAATCTTGTATATGATTCCTGTTATCATCTAATTCTGCGTTTTCAACGTTTTCGACATTATCCATTATATTTCTCCTTGGTCATTGTCTGGTTCTTGCGCCTGCGTGGCAGCAATTTCTTTATCCATATTCTTAATAGTATCATCATCCATTAGAAGAATATTCTTTTGTACCCATTGTTTAGAGAAATACTCTCCAACATATTGAGATACCTGATCTAAACTTTGTATTTTTTCTCTTAATAACTCTGCTTCTTTTAATTCAGTAAAGTGATTGTCTCGAGAATAATCAACAGTTAATTTATTTTTCCAAGTGTTCCAATCATCTTCAGTAATAATATTCTTTATTATTAATTGTTTCTTTAAAATGTCATAGAACAAATTAGCAAATCTATTTCTTAATCTATCAATAAATTTCTGAAACTTAAGTTCGTCTCTACTTATTTCAGTAGCTCTACCTAATGAAAACTGTTGTTCTTGTTCTAATCTATTCATTGGTACATTAAGTGATCTATATAATCTCTTTTGAAAATATATAATGTCTTCAATCTGTCCTAAGTTTTCTCCACCAGGTAAAGATGATATCTCAGTACCTCTTCCACCTTCTCTCCTTGGTAGCCAAAAATCTTCGAGCATTGACATGTGTTTACGATCATCAACTATTTCACCAGTTTTTGCATCGTATACTAATTTGTTACGGTACTTAGCCATTATATCTTTCATATATTGTTCGGCTTTACCTCGAGGTAAATTACCTACATCAATATAAAACATTCTTCTTTCAGGAGCTCGAGCTAATCTATAGATTACTAGAGAATCTTCCATCATTCTTAATTGTGTTATAGGTTTAAGTGCTTTATGTAAATAAGAAACTACTTTCTTACGGGTTTCATCTAATAATCCAGAAGTAATATAACTTACTGAATCGGTTGTCATCTTAATACCAGCATTTTGTGATCCAGGTTTTTCTTGAAATATATAGAACTCATCTACTTTTTCTACAAGTTTTGCACCTGTAAGTGGATCTTTTTTACTTTTAACTTGCTTTACTTTTCTCATCTTAGCAGCATCCATATATCTTATTTCTTGGATTCCTGCAGATAGATTGCTTTCATCAACAACCAAGTGATGATATAATCTTCCATCAATGTACCACCTTCTAAAGATATCATGACCGAGCTCTTTAAAGTTTAACATGTTATATATTTTTTCGAATTCTTCTGTAATTTGTTTCTTAATACTATCGCTTATTGGTATATTATCTAAGTTAATTGCTACTGCAGGCGCTATTTCATTTGCTGTAATTGATTCGCTTATAATATCTTCGATAGCTGCATCAGTTTCTGGATGCATAGCACTACCTCTATATTTCAATATAAGTTGCGCATTATCTTTTGAATCATCACCGTCCATATTAATATAGTGGCCATAGTGAGCTCCGGCCGAAGTTGCAGTTACATAACCAGCGCCGTCATCGTCTCGTGGCGGAACAGGTGAAGCAAGAGTCTTTTTATCTTTAGCTCTTGTTATCTCAAATCCAAATAATTTAATTGTATTTTCTGCCATTTAAAATTCCTTTATAGTGAGGAGAGCAAAGTGTGCTCTCCTACTATTTATATCTTAACTTGTAGTGTCGGTCTCGTAGTACTGATACGCAAACGTTACCTGAAATCTTTCAATTTCATCGTTTGACGCATAGTTTAACTCAATCGGTGATAATTCTTGAGGATAAGATCCTCTAAAAGTATACTTTTTAAGTGTGTCACCTGACCTATCAAGTTGCTCAACAAAAAGATCTGCTTCATACGCAACAGGAGTTGTAAGACCGGTATTTGCTGAGTGTGCATTCATACCATTCATCCATCTCTCCATTGAGTTTCTGATAGCAAAATCTGTATCGTTGATTATTGTTACTGTCCAGACATCAAAGGTTCTATCACCAGCCATTTTTAATTGTCTACCACGAAATGGTACAACAATTTGGCCTAGTGTTGATCCAGGTAATTGAGCAGTTTCACAAAGAAACGATGTCAATTCTGCATCACCATTAGCATATCCAGGAAAGTTTATTGT